AGACAAATTAAATTATCGGTTTCTAAAGATAAGGCTAAAGAGCTACAACAAGCAATAGACAAAGCTCGAGATGAGATGGGTAAAGTGAATGATTCTATTGATATTCTTAATATACAAGCACAAGAAGTACGTAATAATAGCGCAGAGATACTAGCTAATACTAAATCAATTGACATATTACAAAAACAAATATCTACATTTGAAGATGATATGTCTAAACTAAGTGGCAAAGAAAGCGATCAAGTAAAAGCAAACTCTGAATTGACAACACTACTTGATAACAAAGAATCTTACGTTGAAGAGAAACTAAAGTTAAATGAGACGCATTCATATAATAGTGTAATGTATGAGATGCTCAGAGATACTGGTATTAAGACAAAGGTTATCAAAGAGTATCTGCCAGTAATTAATAAACTAGTTAACCAATACTTGCAGACCTTAGATTTCTTTGTGCATTTTAACTTAGATGAATCGTTTCAAGAGACAATACGTAGCCGACACAGAGATTCGTTCACCTATGATTCGTTCTCTGAAGGTGAAAAGCAGCGTATTGACTTGGCATTACTGTTTGCTTGGCGTCAGATTGCGAAGATGAAAAACTCAGTAGCCACAAACCTATTGGTACTTGATGAGACATTTGACTCATCTCTTGACCATGATGGTGTAGAAAATCTAATGAAGATACTGAATACTCTTGATTCGGATACGAATGTATTTGTTATATCACATAAAGGTGAGATACTTGACGGCAGATTCAAAGACAAGATTGAATTTAGTAAGAAGAAAAACTTTAGTGCAGCTGAAATTAACAGTGTACAAGAAGTATAAACTGTGCTATAATAAACATATATATAAAAGGAATGAGTATGAATATATCTGAAAACACAATGCAAATATTAAAGAACTATAGTTCTATTAATCCTAATTTTATTGCAAGAAAAGGCAATACTATTACTACTATATCAGAAGCAAAGAATATATTATCTTCTTGCTCTGTTGAAGAAGAGTTTAATCAAGATGTAGGCATCTATGATCTCAATGAGTTCTTAAATGTATTATCTCTTGTTGATCAACCTAAGCTTGACATGGAAGAAAAATGGGTCACAATAAGCGATCAAACTGGTCGGTCTAAGATAAAGTATTTCTTTACTGATCCTGAAATGCTAACCTCACCAACAGAAAAGATGATACAAAATGCTGGTAACATGGAAAGCTTTGAAATTAGTTTTACTCTAGATAATGATACATTGAACAAGGTAAAGCGAGCAGCGAGTGCACTTGGACATACTAGCATGAAAGTAGAAAGTAAAGACACAGACGGAGTTGTACTCATGGTCTTTGATACTGAAAATCCTACTTCTAATACGTTTTCTATTGATGTACCTGGTCAAGGCCAAGGTGAAGGTCAATATGTAATCAATATAAGTAACCTTAAGATCGTTCCCGGAGATTACGATGTAAAGATATCAAATAAAAATATCTCTAATTTTATACATAAAGAAAAGCCTATTCAATACTGGATTGCACTTGAAAAATGAGGACATTATAAATGAAAAAGAAAATAAAAACAGTTGACGATATAATTGAAGTTGATGGGGTTAGTAGCTCAGAAGATACACCAAATACTTTAAGTCCTATTATAGATCTTGCTAATAGATCATCTCGTAGTACTATCGCAGTTATTGATACTGTTGTACAACGTGGTGGTTTTCGTGGCGAAGAGTTATCGACTATCGGCCAACTACGTGATCAATGTGTACAAATTGTAGCACTTGCTGAAACTGAAATACAGAATATGGCACAAGAATAAGTGTACATCTGTTCCTATATATGATATAATATTATTACACTACTTGAAAATGGAACACAATGAATAGAAATAAATTCTTATGGGTCGAAAAGTACCGGCCAACTAAACTACATGATATTATTCTTCCGAATAGTCTCAAACAATCATTCCAGAATATGCTAGATGCCGGTGAATTGCAGAATATGTTGTTCACCGGTACAGCTGGTCTTGGTAAGACTACAGTCGCCAAAGCTCTCTGTAACGAGATGGCTGTTGATTACATTATAATCAATGGCTCTGAAGAAGGTAACATCGACACTCTTCGTGGTAAGATAAAACAGTTTGCATCAACAGTATCGCTGTCTGGTGGCAAGAAAGTTATCATACTCGACGAAGCTGACTATCTGAATCCACAATCAACTCAACCTGCATTACGTGGGTTCATTGAGCAATTCTCTGATAATTGCCGATTCATTCTTACATGCAACTTTAAGAACCGTATTATCGAACCGTTACACTCACGATGTGGTGTATATGAATTCAATACAACTAAAACAGATCTTGCCCAACTATGTGGCAAATTCATGGATCGTGCTGCTAACATATTATACGAAGAACAAGTATCTTTTACAAGTAAAGTTCTTGCCGAGGTTATATCTAAGCATGCACCTGATTGGCGTCGTATTCTTAATGAACTACAGAGATGCAGCATCAATAATAAACTTGATGAGAGCATCGTAAACATAGGTGACTCTAATCAATATAATGAACTATTATCGCATTTAAAGCAAAAAGATTTCAAGAAAATGCGTGCTTGGGTGGTAAATAACATTGACGTTGATGCGTCTGCTATATTCCGTGGCATCTATGATCGCATGATTGATAATGTTAAACCAACTAGTATTCCACAACTCGTGCTGATACTAGCTGACTATCAATACAAGAATGCGTTTGTTGCAGATCATGAGTTAAATATAGTCGCATGCATGACCGAAGTAATGGCAAATGTGGAGTTTGAATAATGCTAACGTTATATACTCAAGATAGATGCGGATACTGTATTCTTCTTAAGAATAAGCTTATAGATTGGGGCTATCATTATGTTGAAGAGAATATAATGTATGACGCAGTAGCTAAAGACTTTGTGAGAAAGCAAAACCATACGACTGTTCCACAGTTATATTATGATGGCCGTGATATGTTAAAAGGCGACTCTGTATATCTTACTAATAGTCTACTCATCGAACGTATGGATGAATCATGGGGTGAAAGACCCGAGATATCATTTTGAATCCGTTTGAGTATCTTAATTCAATTAATATAACTAAAAAAGATATAATGGTTGATGACATAGCCGAAAAAGGATATGCCGCATTTGTGATCAATAGGTCTCTATCATACTTTAATGATACTGTTCTCATGGCAAATGAGATGAATATGCACCACCACCTGGATAATAAGTTACAATATTCGTTTCTTATAAATATAGTCAGGAAGCGAAAGCGCTTTTCGAAATGGAACAAACCTGAACTAGAAAATGATATCGATGTGGTTAAAGAATATTATGGCTATAGCAATGAAAAGGCTCGCCAAGTTCTACCCCTACTTACATCTTCTCAGATCTCAGAGTTAAAGATAAAGGTGAATAAAGGTGGAACAGGAAGAAAAAAATGATATAGAGTGGACTCCGGCTACTATGCTTGAAGTTACTCTAAATGAGCCAGACGACTTTCTAAAGGTGCGAGAAACTCTTACACGTATAGGCGTGGCCTCTCGCAGAGACAAAAAACTATTCCAATCCTGTCATATACTACATAAACAGGGTCGGTATTTCATTGTACATTTTAAAGAACTATTCTTATTAGATGGAAAGAAATCTAATTTTGAGTTAAATGATCTAGAGAGACGTAATACAATTGCTACACTATTAAGCGATTGGGGTCTCATAGCCCTGGTCAAACGAGAGCCGTTAAGTTGTGCTCCGCTCAGACAGATTAAGATTATTCCATTTAAAGAGAAAGAACAATGGGAATTGTGTCCCAAATATAATATAGGAAATACTAGACAAAATACACAATAAAAAGTTTTGTCTGTATAAATACCAGCGACGTGCAGAATACTCTGGCGTCATTAATCTTGCTTGCTTATAAAGGAGATACACATGACAGGCATACACGCAATCTTTCCCCGATCATCATTTGTTGGTTTTGACCATTTATTTAAAGAATTGGATCATACCACAAGACACGCAAATGACCACTATCCTCCACACAATATTTTAAAGTTAAACGATGATCAATACCTCATCGAACTCGCTGTGGCAGGTTTTAGTCAAGATGAATTAGAAGTTGATATCAAAGAACGGACATTAACTGTT